TAGCTTATAAGCTCCAATAGAAACTTGACTGAAGGCATCATCTGTATCTGAAATTGGATCTTCCTCATCCACCCAAGAAGCCGTTCCTTTGCTGGCTACAACGGGGATCTTCCGATCACCGGAAGATGTAGTGATCACATGGGCCAATGTACGGAAGATGTTTTCCTCCTCCAAAGCCTCAATTAAGGTCCTCTCAAACTCATCGGGCACGAGGTACCCACCTTCACTATTCTCCCCCACCTGTAAAGCGTTTCTTACGTCCCAAGCGTTCTTGCTACGCATCGCTTTCCAAAAGGCATCCCTGTATTCAGCAGAAGCCCTACCCATCTTCTCCTCACCCGCCCCGGTCGGTTTCGAGGTGATCGGCACATTAACCGGTTTGGAAAGCTCTCGCTCAATAGCAGCTTGCCTTTCCAGGCGTTCAATCTCTTTTCCGAGATTGACTACTTCGGCTTCCATCTTCTCATAGATAGCCGTATCCTCAGCCGAGATCAGGCCATCATCGCCCCTTTTGGAGTCTAAAAAAGCCTTGGCATCGGCCCAGGCTTTCGCTCGTCTTTCTCTAAGTTCTAAAATCATTTTACATACCCCCTTGATGTTTTAAGAGGTCTAGCCTCTTGTCCAGAATTGAAACGTGCGTCCCTGCAGATTTTTCATCCCGAGGCAATTTGTCTAAAAGCGAATTAACGGCCACCATATTGCTAAAAAGCAGACCTTCCGTTTTCGGAAAATCTGCTTTGTCTGGTGTAAACATTATCGCATCGGCAAAACCCAGTTCAATTGCTTTCTTAGCATTAAACCAACTTTCTGCATCCATCAGCTTTGCAAGCTTTGACCTAGCAAGTCCGGTCTTTAGCTCATAGGCATTAATAATGCTCTCCTTAACTTCATCAAGCATGGTAATGGCCCGCCCCATTTCAGCCGAATCGCCAAAGGCGATCGTCATGGGGTTATGGATCATCATCATGGAAACAGGTGACATTAAAACTTCGCTTCCAGCCATGGCAATCACCGAGGCAGCACTTGCTGCAATCCCATCAATCTTGACTGTCACTTTACCTTTGTAGTCCATCAGCATGTTGTAGATTTGACTGGCCGCAAACACATCACCGCCCGGAGAATTAATCCAAACAGTAATATCACAAACATCATCCATTAATTCCGCTTTAAACTGTTTTGGGGTCACTTCATCTCCAAACCAAGTCTCCTCGGCAATTACTCCATCAAGGTAGAGAGTTCGCCCACCCTTATTCTCCACCCAGTTCCAGAATTTCTTTTTCAAGAAATCACGCCCCCTCCTTGTTTGCAAAGGCCCCAGCATCTTCAAGCTGGGTCATGTTGCCGTTTACTAGATAAAGATCACCTCCCTGGTTTGCTGGGATGCGGTTCATATCCTCCAGTTCGCGAATGTCGTTTGCGGATAGCCATCCGTTTTGCCTTCCAGTTGCGTAGCCGTTCATGCGGCTCTGATAGTCACCTCTTAGCAGCCCATCCACATTGAGCCTGACGAAATACTGGCGTTTCTCGCTCTCTCTAAAGAGCGTGCGTTGAATCGACTGCTCCCACCTTGTTACCCAAGGGTCTAGTGTGTATTTCACAAACTCTAAGCTCTGCTGTTCAATGTTTGAGAAACTCGACTTCTCCAAATCCCCGATCATGTGCGGTGGGATCCTAAAGATTCTTGCAATCTCGTTAAGTTGAAACTTGCGGGTAGCGATAAATTGGGCTTGCTCAGGCGGAATCCCAATGGGTTGAAATTTCATGCCTTCCTCAAGGACAGCGATGCGGTGGGCATTGGCGCTTCCTTGATAGACAGCGTTCCAACTGTCCCTCACCCTTTTTGGATCCTTTACAATGCCTGGGTGCTCTAAGACTCCTCCGGGGTTGGCACCATTGGCGAAAAATTTTGCCCCATACTCCTCGGTCGCAATCGCCATTCCAATCGCATTTTTTGCCATAGCAATCGGCGAATGACCTACCAAGCCATCAAAGCCAAGGCCGGGAATGTGGAACACTTCATCCGCTCTTAAAACAACTGACCCTGTGTCTTTCTGGTACTCGTAGTAAAGCTCTCCGGTTGAAGTCCTATCCACCGTCATTTTGTCAGGTAACAACGGATAAAGGGCCAGCACATTTCCCCGGCCATCACGGATGATCTGGGCATAGGCGTTCCCCCAAAGTAAAAGATGACCCATCAGTGTCTCTCGGAACACGAATGAAGTCATCTCAGGGTTAGGTTCATCATGGAGCAGGTAATAAAGCCTATGCTCACGGGCTTTCTCTTTGCCTCGGTCGGTGTGCTTAAAGGTGTGGAGCGGCAAACTGGCTAGGGTTTCAGAGAGAATCCGCACACAAGCGTAGACGCCGGTTGTCTGCATCGCGGTGCGCTCATTGACGGTCTTTCCACTTGTTGTGCCTCCAAAGAAAAAAGTATAAGCGCTGCCGAAAAGATTGTTTTTTGGCCTCTCTCTTGATTTGAAAAGCCTGCTAAAGATGGACATTTTGTTTATCACCTCCCGAACTGTCTGCACTTTCCAACATAGTGCTCGCAAATTGGAAAGTCGTTTGTTATCATTACTTTGGGTTCAAGGAGACCTGCCCAGAGGTGGGCTTTTCTTTTATCTGCTAATTTATACAATGCTTAACCTCGAAAAGCTAATAGCCAATCACACCTCTTTTTACCTCTTCTTGAACTTCAATTGATATATCAGCGACCGCCAATTTATAAACTTTATTTAGTCTGGGATTAAATATGCCTAGATTCTCAATAGTATCAAACTCCTTATGAACGGAGCGCTTACCCATCAAATAATATATTAGTAGCTGTAAAGTATGCTTGTTAGTCGGCCCTATTTTTGATGTTTTGAAATCCCAAAGTGTGTCTTTAGTTAAAAAGTCGCCATCACCCGCAGTTATCAAATTGCTATAGCCACCTTCAAAACTGAATCCTTGCTTAACAATTGGTCCATATTCCTCAAGAAAAACTAAATTACGATTGACTAAGGTCTTGACGTTATGAACCGTATCTTGATCCGGATTAATCTCTTCTACGGGTTTATAGAGTCTTGGATTCCCCCTGTAAACAACATCAAATCCCACCAATTTACATGCACTAGAAATAGAGTCTGCATCTAAGCCTCGTATTTTTGCTGCTAAAACAATAGCGATATCTTTTTTTCGTATTAGAGCTGCGCCAATAAGGGTCGTTTTAAAAGCCTCTTCAATTGGGGTTTTTATCATAAATCTAGTCAAGTAATCAACTGCACCTCCGACTAGAGATGCGTGAATGTTTTCGCTTTCATTTAACTTGGCACTATCATTTAATTGAGTTTGGATAAATTCCTGCGGTTTTATATAACCCCCTCTCGGTTGCTTAATTTGCTTAATTCTTTGAGTTGCCGATGCCACAAAATCCACCTCCTTTATTATCCAGCGTTGTATAAAATTATACGTCTTTGGTGATTTTTGTGCAAACGGCAAGGTAACTCAAAAGATAGAGGCACACGTTAAAAATATAGTTCGAGATGCCCAAACTACAAAATTAGCAACCCCCTATCCGCATAAACCGAATCAGTCGCTTGCCCTCGATTCCTAAGCGCCCTATCAAGTGCCATAATAGTTGCCACAGCACCGTCAATGCGTTCGGTGCTTTTTTCTTTATCAGGCTTAATGTTGCCCGCAGGATCCGTTCTAACAAAAATATTGTCCATCATCCATCGAAGTACTGGGTGTCCACCATGGGCCAGTTTTTCCTCTAGTGTCAGCTTCATTAACTCCTTAGTTGGCGGGCTCATATCCTTAAAACCCTGCCCGAAAGGAACCACTGTGAAACCCATGGCTTCAAGATTCTGCGTCATTTGTACCGCTCCCCAGCGGTCAAAGGCGATTTCCTTGATGTTGTATTTGGTGTTTAGCTCCTCGATGAACCTTTCAATAAAGCCATAGTGAACCACGTTTCCCTCGGTGGTTTGAAGATACCCTTGTTTTTCCCAAACGTCGTATTGCACATGGTCACGCCTTATGCGAAGATCCATGTTTCCTTCTGGTATCCAAAAGTAAGGCAGAACAGTATACTTATCTTCTTCATCCTCTGGCGGAAATACCAACACAAAGGCTGTAAGGTCGGTGGTGGAAGAAAGGTCAAGACCACCGTAGCAGATGCGACCTTCTAGCCCCGCAGGGTCAATGGGGAAGGCACAAGAATCCCATTTTGCCATAGGCATCCACCGCACAGATTGCTTTACCCATTGGTTCAAGCGTAGTTGCCTGAAGCTGTTTTCTTCCGCTGGGTTTTGCTTAGCACTTTCACAGGCCATTTCCACCTTGTCACTACCAATCGTGATGCCAAGGCTTGGATTAGCCTTTT